CAAAAATTCATACAAGGAAAGACGCCACAACGTCACCTCTATGTTCGAGGGTCTGCTTGACCCGCCAACCCACAGGATATCTGCTAATCACTTAAGGCATTGTACCGTCGCAGAGCTGAGGTCAATAGGCTTAGCATATTTTGAGCAGAATTGTGACTTCATATTGAACTGTCTTGACAGGTTAATCGGTGTGGGGTGTAACGAGTCAATGATATGCGGGCTCCTGCTATGGGCTGCGTCAGTTCCTGACCCTATTAAGAGTTTGGTGGCTTCGAGCGCAATCTGGACATGGAAGTATGACAGCGAAACACATTTCGTGAATACTTTGAAATCTAAATTCACCAGCCGGCTGAAGGCCTTACAGAATCTCATAGACGTAGACTTGACACCGTTGTTCGAGCTTGAAGTTTTGGTGAACAGGGGACCCGGACAGGTGGACTGGTCAGCTGAGAGGTTACATAGGACTCGACCTACGACAGCGGACATATCACCGACATTCACTTATAATACGGCAGTAGGTCTGTTCAACAAAGCACGAGCGCAGAGGGTTAGAGTAAATAAGCTGACGTGGGAACAGTTTTGGGCTCGCAGGTGGCAACACACACCAGTAGGCGCAATCCACTCTCAGTACGAGGAGGATGGCGTTTACTTAGCCAAACAACGTGAACTAAGAACAAAGTTGTACACGGCTTGTGCTATGCCTGATGACATGCATGTGAGATTGCGATCCAGAAAACCAGAGATGTTAGCCTGGCCGTCAACAAAGTACGAATGGGGTAAGCAAAGGGCTATATACGGTGTAGACTTTACCAACTTTGTCCACAGCACATTCGCATTCGGGGACATGGAAGAAGTGCTCAGCAAAGTGTTCCCTATAGGCAGTTCTGCGAGACCAGAGGCAGTCAAAAACACGATCTCAGAAATTTCTAGAGATGGGATACCATTTTGTTTTGATTTCGAAGATTTCAACTCTCAGCACACGATATCGAACATGCAAATGGTGATGTTGGCGTATAAGAACGTGTTTTCTGACGTCTTGACTCACGAACAGTTGGCTTCTATAGATTGGGTCATACAGTCTGTAAACGAGATGAAGATAAAGTGCCCTGA